CATCATCTTTATAGCATCGCCAAGCGCTTCCCAAATATCTTTACCATTACTCAAAGTTGGGTTTGCAACCGTCTCACAAATTTCACCGAGGAGTTTAACTTTAGCAATAATTGCTTCTTTATCAATCTCAATGTTCTGAATTTTATCGAGATTGTCGGCCATATCGGCATATGTTTGGACAATAATCCCAATGGCAATCGTTTTTGCCATTTCCATGAACATACTAACGACAGATTTCAACTGGTCTAGAATGGAACCTTGCCCACTTCCACCAATAATATTGATTACATCTTTAATAAGATTGACCTTAGCAATAACTTTCTCTGGGTTAATCTTAATTTTCTGCAAAAGTTCAAGTTCCTTGGCGATGCCGGCATACATAGCGACAATTACGGCTAACTCAATCGTCTTAATCATCTCCAAGAACATTTTTGCAATTTCGGCGATGTTCTCTAAAATTCCTCCATCTGGTCCAATTTTCTCGAGAATATATTTAATAAGATTAACTTTTTCAATAATCTTCCCAGCATCCAAATCGATACTTTGAAGAACTTTCAACTCAACCGCAATTAAAGCATATGCACCAGCCATTGCTAACATAGCAACAAGACCGGCACCCATAACAATAGCCGCCACACCAGTAGCCATGATTGCCCCAATTACCCCTGCTAAGACACCCATTGCTACTACAGCAAGAGCAATAGCACCAATCTTTTGGGCAAGAGCACCGAAATCAGATTTGATAGAAGCATCCACAACACCAAGAGCTAAGCCTAGAACGGCGACAGTGGCGGCAATCCCCACTATGACTAATAATCCTTTAGCCATAGTTTTCCAATCAACTTTAGCAATAGCGTTAGCGATTAGACCCATAGCCGCAGTAACAGCCACAATTAATACTAATTCAAGAGCCAATCTACCCAAATCCACATTTTCAAGAGCCTTATTTACTACCCATAAAGCCCCAGCCATAGCCGCAATAGCCACAGCAATAGCCACAATAGCAACTGCACCTTTTATAATCAAACCTTCAACTTGTGAAACCTTGCTCATACCAGGGCTCATACTAGTAGTACTAGAACTAATCTGATTTACGGAAGTAGCGGTTTTACTGCTTTCTTGAGCGGCTTTTGCTAATTCACCAGCCCCACCGGTTTTACCTATACCCGATTTAAGAAGTTGGTTAGCAATAGTATCCTGCACTCCTTTATGGAGAACTTTATCCTTAAAGAATGAAATCAATTTTGGAGCAATCCACTTCAAAGCAATACCACCGACTAACCCGATACCAATAGATTTCATCATATTAATACCAAAATCTTCGGCAAACTTATTTAAGCTATTTTGGGCCTCATTGAGAGTATTTTTAAGAGGGTCAGCAATATCATCGGGAGTTATACCACCAGTACTACCAGAACCAGAGCCACCAAGTTCCTTCGCCGCCTTTGCCATATACGTTCCCATTTGGGCAAACGCATCTTCGAGCGTCGGCATAGCACCATAGATGCCTTCGGCAATATTTTCTACTAATCTACCACCGACATCTTGTAACTCGATAGTTTCACCATCAATGCCTTTACGAATTTCATCAACTTGGTCAAGAGTCTTTTCTTTAAGATTTTTTACTTCTTCAATACCGGCACGATTGGCCTGTTCTTGTTTTGCCAACCATAACTCATTTAATCTAGCGATTTCATCCCCACTCATTTGAGCAATCGTTGCTAATTCTTGAGCGGCATCAATCCCCATTTCTTGAAGTTCATCAACAAGACCAGTCTCAAGACCAATATTATTTAACGCTTCTTTCGTTGAGGCAAAATTCTGAAGAGCGGCAACTTGTTGGTCTAAATCAGAAATAATATCAGTTGAACTCTTACCACCAGACGTATCAACTTTATCAAACAAGCCATACATCTTAGCAATCTTGCTAATTGTGCTATCAAGCGTATCATTATAATCTCTTTGGAGCGAAAGAATCTGAAGATTAGCCTGTTTCCTTGCTTCCTCCATTTTCTCGATTGCCGTTTGATACTGCTGAGAGCCAACAGCAAACATCTTCGAAACTTTCTTCCATTCCTGATATTGCTTCGGATAATCAAGAAGCCCAAAATCAATCTTATTTGAAATAATTTTTTCAATTGATTGGAGAATATCACTAGCAAGCATATCCATCGCTTTTTGAGCGACAGACTTATTATTCGTGATACCTTCGGCAAGACCTAACACTACATATTTGCCTTGCTCCGCCATCACAGTAGATGGAGAATGGATACCCAACGCTTTCTGGAAGGTGGCAACCATCGTTTCAGCAATTTGCTTTAAGAAATTATAGACAGCTTTAACACCTTCATTGATACCATTTTGGAAACCGATAATAAAGTTCTTACCAGCGTTATAAATAGCCGTCCCAACATTTTCAAAAGTATTTTTAATACCCTCAATCATTGCTGGGCCAAACTTCTTTACTACTGCGATAATATACATAATCGCCGCAGCATATCCGAGAATCGGTTTAGAATCCAACAGACTAAACATCAAAAATGCCGTGACCAAAGAGGTTAAGACATCTGTCGGAATACTCGCCAATGCCTCTGCTATTGAAGCCAAAACATTAGCAAGGGTTTCCATTATCCATATAAATTCATCAGACGAAACAATCGTTACAATAATATCCACAAATGCTTGGAATATAGGGATAATCTTTTGAAGCAATTTACCAAGAGCAGAGAACAACCGACTTATAGAATTTCTAAAATTCTCACTATTCTTATAAGCCGTAACAAGACCAGTAGTTAAAAGCCCGAGGAATACGGCTAACAACGGGTTCTTCTTAAACAAATTTGTGAATACGTTGACCAGACCTTTAGCACTGCCCGTGATTTTTTCAATCACTCCGCCCACAATCGGTAACTTACTCGCTAACCCTCCAACAAAGTAGGTGGCTACACCAGCGACACCAGCAAGAAGGGCTTTGTTTTCAGACAAGAACTTTACGACTTTTGCTAACCAATCTACAACTTTTGGAATAATTGCCGATACTTTATCGAGTATTTTAGCGAGAGTTTCACCAAGAGTAGTTAATGCCTCCTTCAATTTATCGGAACGCAAAGCAGTAGCAAGAGTCTTTACTAACCTCATCCACGCTTTTTCAAGACCCTGCTCGGAAATAATAACTTCATTATTTACAACTTTATAGCCAGCCAAAGCGGCGCCTAATTGTTGCAAAGAACCCTTAAACCTATCCATCTGGCGAGCAAGCGTATTTTCATAGGCTTCCATAGCCTCTGGATTGACTGAACTTTCCATCGCCTTTCGGAATTCTTCAAAACCAATCTTCCCCTGCGATGCTAACTCACGAACACCTTGTGTAGTTGTATTTAATTGCTTTGCCAATTCCCTATAAATTGGAACACCACGGTCGGACATCATCTCCAAGTCCATCGTCATAGCACGGCCAGACGCAGACACACGAGCATAATACCTTGCTAATTCATCAATCTTAACACCAGACGACAAAGACACATCGCCCAATATTTTCAAATCGCCTGCCAATTGACCAGTATTTCTACCAAACTGGACTAATTGTTTTGTCGCACTCGTAACATCAATACGCTGAAATGGGTTATTAGACCAATAATCAGCGGCAATCGACATCGCCTCATTACCTGCTTCAACGGAACCAGTAAGACCAGCCATAGCGATACGAGAGGTTTCCAAGAAATCAGTTGCCTGAACACCTTTTCTCACAAGACTAGTCAAAGCCGTGACAGCAGAGGTCGCACCAAGATTAAAAGCAGTCCATCCGACATTAGCCAGACTAGACGCTAACTCTCCCATAGAAAAAGAAGTTTCTTTTGCCCCTTTGCTTAGAGAACCCCAAAAACTAGTATCCTGACGGTTAAGGACTTTTACCGTAGTTTCTGCTCGTTTTTCTACATTATCTAAGGTTTGATTAAATTGAGAGTCATCGGCCTCAATTATCCATCTAACAGTTCCACCGTGGGTTGGCATATCGTTTAATTACCTATTTGTTTTTTATAATAATTAGTTAATTGTTTTACGCCTTGCCCTTTCTTCGTGTGTGGAGAAGCCACAATCTGCGTTAATTGCAGATATTTTTCAGCCTCTTTCTTTGATGCTGTTTTTAACAATAACCGTATATCTCTAATACTTAATCTTTTAGCATCTTCAAGAGTATATTGCGGATAATAGTAACATATCGTAGCCCATAATTCCCGATTGGAAGTTTTTTGCTCTTTTACCGGTCTTACGGGCTTTACCGATATTCTCCTCGGCTCGTCATTAGCCGGATTCATCTAATTACTCCGCAGAGAGTTGTTCAAGAACCATTTTATTAAACGCTTTAACCACAGGGAATGGTTGTTTACGAAGCGTATCGGCAATCGGAGTGTCGTGGCCAACAGGAATAATTAACTTATAGAACTCTTCCGTAAGTTTTTCATCAATTTTATCCATCTCCTCGACTGCCTCTGGCGTATCAGTTTTACTCAAAACTTCACGCTTTTTGCTAAGTTCAGTAATCGGCTCAATTTCTTCAAGAGTTGGATATTTCATATCATAATCCAAACCACCAATAGTGAACTCGAATACCTCCGAAGTATTTTCATTTAGATTTAATCGTGAACTCATTTGGTTCTACTCCTTCATATATTTTAGCGTTATTCCCCTCTATTTTCGCCTCTACGGGCTTTTAATCTCAAAGACGATACATTTATCATCTCATCGAGAAAAATAACATTTTTAACTAAGTAAATTATAGCACGACAACAAAAAAGCCCCTCTCCAAATCGAAGAGGGGACTTTTAAGATTAGGAAGCGGCTTGAATACCGTTGAAGAACTGAACAACGCCCTCGCCCGTGCCAGGCTCACCACGGAAGGTTACCTGAACAGTACGAACAGCATTATCAGCAAAATCAATCGCAGAAAGGCTAGTACGAGCCTTTACAAGACGAGTGGTTTCACCAGTACAGCTAGTAATCTCCAAATCGTACTTAGAAGCAGACATGTCACAAGAAGCGGCAACAATATCAATTGCACCATCATCACTCGTAACAGTTTCGCCAGTAGAAAGCGTGCCACCTTTAGCCACAAAATACTGTGGGAAAATCGTAGCAAGTGCCGAAACATCGGAAGCCAAGAGAGTGAGGTCAACCGAAGCCGTAATAGCACCCTCGACAGTGTAGGTACGACCATCAAGCGTTTCGTAGTCATTGGAGGCTACATCATAGTTGAAGCCAAGTTCGCTAACATCAAGAAGAGTATTGCTACCCCACTTAATAGTGAATGGACCTTTTACTAATGCCATAATTTATTTTTTATCCCTTTTGTTTTTTAGTTGTTATTACAACCCTTATAAACCCATAGTTGAACTTGGATAAGCCCAACCATACGATTTTCAGAATCGATGTCTTGGTCGGCAGGGAATTGGGTTGTATTTATGTCGACCAGCTCGAAACCTTCTAATTCCACACAGCCAGAACAGTTCAACATTTCTTCTAATGCAGATAATGTTTCATCCACCGTCTTTGCTTCATTACTCCTGAAATAAATCAGAAAATTATACGCTTTAACGGCTTCACCTGTCTTATTGGTGGATACTTTCATCCCCCCACTTGGTATTACCCAATAGAGTTCAGTTTGTGTTTTCAACGAATTAGGCACTCGATACAAAAAGATGTTTTGCCCAAATACACCGCAACCTTTATCTTCTAGTAATTTTACAAATGCTCTCGATATTGTCATTCTATCCCAACTTTCTGGATATATTCATCGACATTACTCATCACATCTTCAACAGATTCTTCTACGAAGTGTGCCTGTGTTCCAGGAGTCGTATAGTGTCTCACAGGACCAGATGTATATCCTCTTTCCTGATACTCTGCGTATGGGGCTCTCCATTCAATTATACCAGTCAAACCGTTGATTTGTTTGCCAACCATAGCCCTCAAATCACCGTGCTTGAATGGAGTTTTATAAACGGACTTAATATGTACATCCTCTATCATCAGCCTTAACATTAAGCTAACCTGATTTTTAGTTTGGAATTTAACTTGAGGAATATTACTTTTGTATTCAATCCCCATATTAAGACCCCAGTATATCTAACGCCTCACATTTAGTTAGAAAACAATGAACATTATTAATATCGTTTTCAAGCAGTTTTCTTTGCCCAACCTTACAACGAGAAATCTTATACCAAGATTCGTCATCTTTGCCACCATATAGGTTAGCCACAAGATACATTCCTTCTAATCTGAACGCATTTGCCTTTACATATGGATTATTAATATCCAAATAGACGTGGGCATCCGTACTCAACATTTCAGTATAAGTAATCTCATTTTGGGAAGTCCCTTGTAAGAACAATCCCTTTACCACTTCAAGATGACCAAGAGAATTATCCCCATAACCATCCTGAGCAGTTTCTATCAAAAGCAAGTTATCTTTATAGTCTAATAATTGGTTCATATCGTTGGCATCTGAATTACCGAGCCATAAGGACCAGCATATCTCTTCAATAATAGAAGAGCATCTTTCGATTCCTCTGGTGCCTTGATTTCGCCAACCGACCAAGAATGACCATCCACAGACTCACTTTTAATATTTCTAGATTGGTCTGCATAGTAATCAACCATATCACACAAGAGATAAGCAAGGTCATTAGGCAATTCCTCTTCCTCGGTAATATCTACCCAGTCAGCATCTACAATTAATTGGACACAATCCTTACAATCACAATCACAGAAACAAGTTTCACATTTCTCAATATGATTACCGATACCACTCTGCATATATTGCTTAGTAAAATGCTCAAATGTTTTATAGGTAATAAATTGCCTATTTTCTAACACTTTACCTAATTTCACATTATAAACATCGTGAAATGGGTCAACATGAAGAAATTTATCCTTTGAATTGTATGGGAATACCTTTATAATACCCCTCACCCCATCAGGAGGTAATAAGGTTGAAGTTTGCGGAATATCTGGGCAAACGCATTCTCTTTGCGATTTACCCAATTCAATGTAAAGGTTCTGAGGCTCCAGAGTGTAACCCAAAAGCGTTTCCAATTTACTTTGAGCACGCTTAATTTGAGCCGTATAATATGGTCTTTTCTCGGCTGGAATAATTATCCCAGTAAGTTTTTCATATTTTTCTAAATCCACTCTGGACACCTCTGTTTGTTAAATATTTATATTAGGATGCTGGACCTTCGGTCGCAAGAATACCGGCAACACGGCTAGTATCCTTGATAGCACCACCACGGAAGAACGAGCCACGGAGGACAAGTTCGTTGCGCTGGTAGGCAGAACGTACAGTGCCATCAACTTCGTAAGAAGCATCAGCAGAAATATCATACTGCAAACCACCACTCGTACGACCAGTGAATTCACCAAGGTCAGCGTAGAATACAGCGTGCTTGATTTCTACTTCTTTGCCATCAACAACAAAGACTACTTCATCATCACTCTCGATGGTTGGGAGCAAATCGTTTGGAAGCACAATATATGGCATACCAAAGATGCGTGGAATCTCACCATCAATAAAGATGCTTGAAAGTGGACCATTAGCACCTGCTTCAAGAGCATGAGCTTTGAGCTGTGCGAAGGTCTTGTTGTTAAAGAGAAGCGTACCATTAACGGTGGTGTCGCTGATTTCGGCAATAGCCTTCAACCAATCAACCATAGCTTCGGTATCGGTCATTGGAGCATAATCAACACTCTGACCATTCTCTTCAACAGCCTGCTCAAGACGAGCAATAACCAACTGAGCACGTTTGCGGTCATAATCATTACGATAACCAGCAGCAACATCACTCAAGAGGTCAACAGCGAAGAAACGGGTAGCAGCATTACATACGACAGTAACAGCGGCCATTTCTTCAAGTTTGCTGGTGACTGGCTCGGCGGTATACTCGGAAATTGGCTTCAAGTTGCCATCCTTACCATCATCACACATAGCGACATTCTTCATATCGATGTCGCCTTTACGCTTCAACCAAGCGAATTCAAGACTATCGGTTTCTTTCCATTCGGTAGCATTGATGATTGCAGAGTAGTCAGTACGTTTGCCAACAATCTCTCTGTACATCTCTGGCGGAATAACAAAGTTGCCCATAGAGGCGATAGTCATGCTATTCTTAACAATGCCAGCCTCTTTGAGAGCGTTGAAGTTAACTTCATTAATCTCATTAAGAGTTTGGCGACCCGCAATAGAACCGTTGCGGAAGGCTTCATAAGCAGAATTTACCTGCTTATTATAACGCTCTTTCCAATCCATATCGGTGAAGGAAGCACCTTCCTCATCCTTCTTGAATTCTGGAGCTTTTGCATCGTTGGAGAAGTAGCCTTTAAGAACTTCTGCAACTGCATTCTGGATTTCTTCTTTATCCATTGTTTCTTCCTTTTTATTTTCTACTTTTTCATCAGCGGAATTAAGGTCATCAATTACAATTTCCTCAACACCTTCTTCATCGGCAGGTTTTTCTTCATCCTCACCAGTGAAGTCTTTTACCATATCGATTAAACCATCAAGTTTTTCAAAGAGTTCAGCGACCTGTTCATCGGAAATCTCATTTTCTTCTTTTTCGACTTCATCAACTTTGTTTTCAGTCTCTTCTACTTCCGGCTCTTCGGTCTTTTCTTCTACAACTTCCTCGACTTCCTCGGCTTCGGCGACAGGCTCTTCTACTTCTTCTTTTGGCTCTTCAACTGGTTCAGTTTTTTCAACCTCTGGAGTTTCGACAACCTCTTCTACCTTTTCCTCGGCTTCGACAGGTTTGTTTTCATCTTGCATATTTGTTTCCTTACTAAAACTATTCAGGATTTCTTCTTCTACTCCTTCAACGTTTAATCCATCAGCCTCAGCGGTCTTTAATGAATTACGCACAGAATTGATAATAGCGGAGTAGTTGTTAGGGCAGACGACTTGTGATAGACCGACCAACTCATGATTTTTAAGAGTTCCATCTGTGCTATCTGCACCAGGTCCAATAGTTTCTGTGCTAAAAGCCTTCGAAAATCCACCGACTAACAAATCATAAGCTAATCTTGCGTATGGATTTTGCTTAACGGCATAGACAATCTTCTCAACTGAAATTCGTCCATTTTCTTTTTTGACACCCTCAACACGACCAATGATGTTGGATAATTTATCCTCGTGGTCTGCAGTCAGCTGGCCTGCATATTTGCTGATGTCAAGAGAATCAATATCGTAACGAGTTCCGTTACGTTGAGTCTGATTATCTGAAATACAAAGACCGTTCGGGAAGGAAACTACACCTTCACCTTCATCTTTGTAGGAGTTTCGAGTGACTTCGATTATGTTTTTAAACTTTTGTTTCACTCTGAACCTCAATTTTTAAGTGTTCGTGTTTTAGACAACTGGCTATAAATCTTAGCTCTCCGTATCTAGTGCCTATTATAACATATTCCTATTTTCTTCTTCATTCACACGAAGTTGCATAGTGCTAGAGAGTGTGGCAGGGATATGGACCTTCCTCCCAGCCTCATTCTCTCTTTCAGCCCATTTCAAAAATTCATCTGTCATTACCCAATCCCCACCATATTCAACGAAATACCTTTGAGCAATTTTCAATATTGTATCGTGATTTTCTGGTTGAGTATTTATATACATTGTTAATAAAGTTCTTATACCATCTAATCTAGTTTCAAGAGTTAGTTTTTTTATCTCATCCAAAGATTTCTGAAGTTGGTTAGTTCTGTCCAAAGATTCTTGCCTACGTTGTTCTAAAGCAATATGACCCCTTTTTTCCGAACGGTTGATAAAAAAACCTATTAGCAACATACATAAGGCAACACTACACACCCCTATTAATGTCGGCTCTAACTGAAAATGAAATACCTGAACCATAAATACACTTACGGTAGTGGCAAACCCAATAACCCCCAAGATATACCCCTTACATTCTTTTATATCATCAAAAATTGTTTGTTTTTTATCCATTTTCCCAATCGCTTTTATCACTAAGATAATTATATCAAAAATATGCCACTTTCTTTATATGTTACCCACGATATATAAAACCACTTTATATAAAAATACCTATAGAACGTGTTTACTATAAAACACACTCTACCGGTCTATCAGACTAAAAAACCACTGTTCCCTTTATCCCCCACTATAAGACTATGTTTACTCGATTACATATCTCATAAATTTAATATATCACGCTGGTTTATTGCATGCAAATACTTTGACGAACGCTCCAGCACCAAGATTCCCACCACTCACGACCTGAAATGCTGTTGGCTCGGTAGCATTCTGGGCTCGTCCTTGAGTTTGAGCATACCACTGATTTTGCCCAGAACAATTTGCTATTGCGCGAAACTTACGCCATTGGGTAGACGCCGTTTTAAACGATGTGAACTCTAGATTAAAAGTGTCGTATGCATAGCAATTTTCTATGTTTATCTGCCAAGGTCTATCCGTAAGAACAGCGACAGCTCCATTAGCGTTCTGCCAAAACACACGCTGAACTGTGCTAGCAATAGTTGATGTCCCATTAAGCATACGAAAATCTAGCCATGTATCGCTTACACCGTTAACCCACTCTCCAGCCGCAATTACTTTGTAACAATCATATTGATTCGGCAGGGAACAAATCATACTTGAACCAGCGGTCGCCAATTTTATTTCGGATACTAATTGCCACCCAGATTCACTGCCGCCAACTAAATCCCACGATGTAACTGGGTATAACACTGTGCCGTCTTTATCTTTTAATGTTACTGCTTTTGCCATATTTTACTCCTTAATTAGTTTGGGAACACCTCAATCCTTGCGTTCGCATCGAGATAGTTAGTTACTGAACCAGTATAAGCGTTACGGACGTGAACGTTAAAAGCTGAATCGCCATTGATAAAGCTGCCAGTGCAAATTAAAGCTGAGTCTGCAGACGAAACACAGATACTAGCTGACATCTTCGCCGAATTAAAAGCAACAGGCGCCGTAATATAATTTCCTATCCATTGGTTGCCAGTAAAGGTAACACTTATCGAGCGACAATAACAAGAGTAAATTATTCTTCCGTCTGGGTATTCCCGCTTATACCATGTTGGAGCGAACCATGCAGAAGCCGATGTTGATTGCGTCGTGACCGTTGGCTGCATTGTCGACCAGTCAATCATACTTGCCGAAACCATTGGAGTTTGCTCAGACACGACTGCAATTTCCTCAGCCGTTACGGCATTGTTCAAAAAAGCCTGAACAGTTCCTCCTTGAATTGAGCTGCCATTAGTATTTAAAACTGCATCAGCAGTAGTCTGTGGATAAGTAATATCCCCATTATCTTCTTTTAATGTTTTTATATATGTAGCCATTTGTTATTCCTTATATATTAGTCTAGCAATTCCATTCTCATCACCAGCGTATAGTTTTGTAATTTTTTTCGCCACACCATTTACAGAACCATATAATTTCCCAATTTCTCTAGCCCTACCATTTACAGGCCCATAAAGATGACATTTGTATAGTGGTGCAATTGAATCAGTAGTAACAGAACCAGAAACAGAACATACAGTTCCATTTAAATTAATCGAAGATGCCCAAGTAGTTGTTATCGCATCTCCATTATCATTATAAGTAAATTCTTTAGTTAAAGCAGATTGAGCTAAATTGTAGTTAGTAAATACCCCATCACCAACTGTAGTATACTGGCCACTATATACAGTTCCAGAATTCAACCCTCTAAAACCGATTTCATTGTAGATTCTTGTGCTTCCACTCGTATAATATGCATCATATGATTCATTCGCAACTGTAGCGCGGATATAATTACCTGAATTCCATCTAGTTATTGTTTCACTTGTTGAAGGCTTCCATGCACTAGAACCAGTCCTATAGTAAGTAAGAAGAGTAATTACGATAATATAAACTTTTCTGTTTGCAGAATCAACTGTTTGAGAAACAACGCCAGTTGTTAATAAACGACCTGAGCCAGATGTCACATAAGTAGATGACCTAAAAGTTCCAAATCCACTCGCCATTATGAATATACCCCATATAATGTATTTTTAGCCAAAGCAGAACCAGCCGAAATATCCGTTGTCGACATTGTTAACTTCACAAATTCTGTTGAATCTACTTTAGCAAATTTAATTGTACCATCTGCAATCATACTATTCGTCACGGTTTGAGTAACAGTCGAAGCAGACACCCCACTTTCAGAATGAACGTAATCTACTGCCTTAATTGTACTACCAGTAATATTAATGTGTGCTCCAGCCGTGTAAGTTGTACCAGCTACGGCTTTTCCGTTGATATGGGAAATCTTCCCACTTGAGTCCAGCGTGTAGAAGGTAGGTCTGCGAACATCCATATAAATTGTATTTGTGGCAGTAGCAACGCCAAATGGCAACCAAGTATAGCCAGCGGCCATTGAGGTAGCCAAGTAGTTGCCAGAATGGATATTCCCACTAGAGTCCATCGTACAACGAAGATATACCCTCGAACCAAGCGCTAGGGTATCGTGCGAGATATAGCCAACTTGAGTAGAGCTCATATTATACAATCTTCTAAAATAGCGGTAATCCATAGCCTTGTTTGCAGCGTATGTATTGGTAATCATACCCACAATGCCAGACTCGTCTGCCACCATATTCTTAGTCGTATTGCTTATATCATACACTTTCCCATCATCAGCAAGATAAGCAAGATGCCCATTTGTAACAGCTTCACCACTTTGAATTACAGAAGAGCCAGTCGTAGAGCCTTCATAACTCTGGATACAATCTGCCCTAGCCGCAGTAGTAGCGTTAAAACTTGCAGGCGCTCTAAACATCCACCCACGAGTAGCATATGGTTGAATAGAGTTATTTGTCTGATAGCTTGAACTCGTGTAAATCGTCCCACTTGGTTTTGTTTCGTTCCAAGTAATACCATCGGCAGTTTTGAATACGTCGACCTGGATAGTTCTGGAAGTGGCATTATAATTCCCAATCTCTGAACCAAACTTATAAGTATTGTTGTTTAACCCGGCAGATATAGGATAGACAGCACGAAGATAACGAATACCAGTGGTGGCGGCATCAGCAGACAAAGTTCTACATATTACGCTCGTAACAGGCCAGCTCAATGGGTCAAACCACTGCTCATTCACATCTACCACCTGTTTAATATTAGTCCCTGTAACCGTAATTCTATACGCTAAGGTTTTGTTCAAATTATCCCTAGTCCAACCAGTATTGTCAAATTGGTAAATAGGTCTATAAGTCGTATCGGCGACTGTCCAGGTAAAAGTCTTAATTGGCGTCATACCATCAAAACACGGGATAACATTGCCTTGACCAGCGGCCATAATTTGAGCGTCATCGGTTTCAATATAAGTCGAAGTATTATCTGCTCCATTATTAGTCAAGTCAGAAGTCTTTGTTGGCACCGTGATATTAGCCGTAACATTCGAACTTGCGTTAGCCGTGAAAGTCTGGACGTTAGTACCATTCTTTTGGATGGTAAGCGTAGCATTATTAACTGTTGGCAAATCCGAGGTTAAGGCAACCGTTCCTGTTTTACTTGGCAAAGACCAAGTATATGTATTATTTTTCAATGCGCCAGATAAATAAATATCTTTCCATCTCTTCGTTCCAGCACCACAATCTTTTGAATTATCTGCGCTCGGATATACTCTACCCGTAACAATCACATCAGCAGGAAAAGTCGTTACCTGATTTTCATCGAATGTATAAATATGCCCTGCCCTAGCCATTTCACTTGGCATTGTCCAGTTAGTAGCACCAATCATCCTAAAATCAATAGCACACGGTTTTTTCAACCCCCACGTTCCTAAAGTGGTGCAATAAAAGATAAATTCCAACTGACCAATTTGTCCAGTCTGGGTACTAAAACTACCACCAAATGTACTCACATACGGATACGAATTCCAACCTGAACCGCCAGCAATATCATAAGTTCCGACATTTATCCAAGTATCAGTCCCAGCAATATAATTAGCAATTGTTCTATGTCTAATTTGAACCTTATTCCCACCAGCACCTTGACTAGAAAAATTTATCAGAAGTTTTTTGGCAGCAGTATAGACTTTACCACCACTAGTTGGCCCAGCAGCAATTCTAACTCTTAACTTCAAATTAGCAATATTGTCGGCAGTGGCATTATCTGAGCTACCACCCACATACATACTCACACCAGAGGTAGTGACCATTTTCACTTTTTGAGCATCCGTCAAGCCATAATCCACCCAAGTAGTACCACCATCAGTTGTATAAGCAACATCAATACAAGAAGCAGGCAAGAATGCTAGCTTATTATGTCCAAATTCATCAATACAACCCATATCGTCTGGGCTAATCATATTATTTGTAAGTTGTTTGC